TCTGCTCGAAGGTGGGCAAGGAGTTTCGCTTCACTTGCGCTGACGGCAAGCTGTGGGGCAACGGTCGCTGGATCGCTAAGGACAAGGAAGCCGACCTCGCGTTGTTCACCTGCTGGTCGAAGGACACGCTGGCGTCTGCTCCGGTTCGCAAGACACGACCGCCCGGAGACGTGACTGGCTGTGGCTTCCCCGGCGGCAAGGGGCCGGAGCGTCTGACGCTGAAAGCCGGGGAGCCGGAACAGATCATCGACAAGGACGGCGACGAGATCAAGGTGGCGAAGCGTTCCGCCTTCGCGATCACCAAGGGGCACTTCGCCAACGGCAACTCTGGCGGCGGCGTGTTCGCTGGCGGCTCGTTGATCTCAGTGATGAGCCACGGTCGTGACGACGAGATGGTCTACGGTGCGAGCCATGCTGACCTGATGTCGTTTCTCGACGAGTCGCAACCGCTGGCGAAGGAGCCGCTAGTCGAGCAGGCGAAGGGCTGGGGCGACCGCGACAGGACCGGGCAGATCCTCAGCCTATGGGAAGCCATCAAGGCACTACGCCCAGCGACGGGGTCAGCGGGACCATCCGGGCCGCAAGGGTCAGCGGGACCAGCCGGGCCGCAAGGCCCAGCGGGGCCACCGGGGGCGACTGGCACGGAGGCCGACCCGGTGGTGATCCAGGAGATGCAGAAGCAGATCGACGACCAGCGGAAGCTGATCGACAAACTGCTGTCGACTCCGGTGCGTGTTCAGATTCTGGACTCGAAAACGGGTAAGGTGATTGCCGAGCAGTCGTACCCGTTCGGCACACCGATCAAGCTCAAACTTCCAAGGCGAATCAATGGCACCCAGTAACAACGGAGGAGACACGATGGCACTCGACACTCAGATCAACGACCAGCGGGCGATGGACTTCCAGCAGAACGGCAGCGTGTTGTCGCAGACGCTGACCCGGTTCAACGCCAACATCACCCACGTGTCCGAGGAATCGGCGAAGTCGTGGCTGCTACAGCGGTTGCTGATCGGGGCGACGGCTCAGAACCTCCTCGAACAACACGGTCAGGCGAACATGCAGACGCAGTTGAAGTCGTCCGGCATGTTCCCCGGCGTGCAGAGCATCCCGGCACCGGGTACGGCGGGTAAGGCGTCGGAAGGTTGAAATGGGCATCGTTGATTGGTGGTCTGCTCAGGCAGAGGGGTGGGATCGTGAACACGCAGAATGGGGAGAGGTCGTACAATCCGGCGACCCCGAACGTATCGCGTCCCACCTTGCCGGGGATCAACGAGGCGGGGATGCTGGTGGCGATGGATCAGGACATGCAGAATCACCAGCACGTTCTGTCGATGGCGAAGGCTCAAGCGAAGCAGCAACTGGGTGACGACTACTGCGAGCCGGATGGCGACGACGTGGGTATCAACTGGAACAGTCCGACCACGGTGAACTACGGAAGCCAGAAGTCAGGCATGAGCGGCCTGGCCAAGCTCGCGGTCGGGGCCGCGTTGCTTGGCGGCGGTTTGGGATTGGGGTCGGCGATTCCGTGGCTGACTGGTAAGCTGTCGGCTGGGAGTGCTGCGCCCGTGGTCGCCCCGGCAACGGACACCGACACGCAGTACCAGTTGGGACTGGGCGAACCGGATGCAAACTGACCAAGGGAACCCCGATGCAATACAACAAACTACCGCTGGCTGACAGGGCTGCCATCGACCACCTGCTGACCCTGCTACGGCCTGCCGCGGCCGAGATGGCCAGGGCAGTAACTGTAGCGGAGATGATCGCCGCGACGCACAACACGTCGTGCATCGACGCCCTCGCCGCACTCGGAGCCGCCGACAAGATCCCAAACAAGACCGACCTCGCCGGGGCACAGCCGTTGACGGCCTCCGAGGTGGACAAACTGGTCATGCAGGTCGCGGGGGTCGTGACCGCCTTCGACTCCACCGAGAATTTAGAATTGTACGTCAAGGCGGCTGGCGTGAATTCGGTATCCCAGTAGCGTGGCGACACCAAATGATTACTTCTGCGATTTCGTAAACGGTGACGACGCGACTGGCGATGGGTCGGTGGGCACACCGTGGAAGACGTTCCGTGGATCGCTGAGCAATATCACGCGGGACGTCTACCACGGCGACCAGATCAACGTCCGCGACACGGGCACAGACGCGGTGGATGCGACCGAGGATATCACCAGCTCCTACGGTTACCCTGATTATCCCTCTCCGCTGATCATTCGCGGCTACACCGATGCCGCTGATGACGGGGGGGTCGGGGTGCTGAGCGGTGCCGCGACCCGGACGATCATCTCCACAAATGCCGATCACGTGATTTGTAAGGATATGCGGTTCACCGATTCCGGTGCCGCCCGGCTGATCAAGACCGACAACTATTGGGATTTCGTAAGTTGCGAGTTCGACAACACGACCGGCGACGGTGTGCGGATAGACGACGACTGCCGACTTACGGATTGCTATTTACACAACATAGGCGGGATTGGCCTCTCGACTGGCACTCGCTCAGGTGCCAGGGCATGCGTGTTTGAGAATGGGGCGAACGACTTTACCACGGCGTTCAATCCCTCCAGTTCATCATGGGCGTATATCATAGATAGCATTTTTGACATAGACGGAGCCACGAATGCGATCAGCAACAGCTCCACAGAACTGCGGGTGGCCAACTGCTCGTTATACTCCAACGCCGGAACGGGTTACGGTATAACCGGATCCAGTTCGGCGAGGTCTGTAGTGTTCATTAACAATCTGGTCGAGGGATTCAGCGGGGTCGGTGGGAAGGGGATACGGCTGCTAGGCAATTGGCAGATCCGCGAGTACGGTGGAAACGCCGCCTACAACAACACCACCAACTATGACGTGACCGGCGACATCCTGCTCAATTGGGGCGACAACGAGTCCCTGAGTGCCTCGCCGTTTACAGATGCTGGAGCTGACGATTTCTCGCCAGCAGACACGGGCAACGTGTGGGCTGGGTCGTTTCCGACCACCTATACGGGATTAAGCCAAGCAAACAGCCGGGACAAGGGAGCGATCCAGCACGCCCCCGCGGGCGGTGGTGGGTCGAGGCGGTCACGGATCAGGCGTCACAACTGAGGGATCGGGCATGGCGGTATTCAAAAACGTGGCGAGTCAGAAGCTGGCGGTCTTTGCGTGGGACACGACCGCTGACGCCGCAAAGTCTGGTGATGCGGCGAACATTACCGGGTACATCAGCAAAGACGCCGCCGCCATGTCTGCGACGAACGACGTGAACCCGACCGAGCTGGACGCGACCAACGCGCCGGGCGTGTACATCTTCGACGCCACCCAGGCAGAAACCAACGCTAACATGCTGGTCCTGTTCGCCACGTCATCAACGGCGAACATCAAGCTAGATCCGATGATCGTCTACACCATGGCGGTAGGCGTTGGGAACCGGGTGGCTGTGGATGCCGAGGCGGTGAGTGGATCGACCACGGCGGCGGACAATGTCGAGGCGAACATCGCCAACCTAGACGCGGCGGTGTCGAGTCGCTCAACATTCAACGCCGCATCCGACTCTGTAGATGCGGCCAAGATCTCCGGATCGACCACGGCGGCGGACAACGTCGAGGCGAACATCGCCAACCTGGACGCGGCGGTGTCGAGTCGCTCAACGTTGTCGGCTGCGAACGTCAACACGGAAGTCGCGGATGTACTCCGGACGGACGCGATGACAGAGTTGGCACAAGGCATCCCTCCGGCAACGCCGACGATGGAGGAAGCGGTCATGCTGCTCTACATGGCCGTGCGAAACAAGCTGACCGTGACTGCCACCGAGAAGGGGATCTACAACGACGCCGGGACGAAGATCACGAAGAAGACGCTGGCTGACGATGGCACAACGTACACAGAATCCGAGGCGGTCAGCGGAGCGTAGCGGGTGGCAATCGACACCGAACAGAAACGCCGGGCGGCAGCGGGTGTCCCGATGCTTCCGGTGGCGATCAAGCCAGCCGGGTCTCTAGATACTCGGGACCGGTGGGCGGCGGGCTGGTCCTACTACATCGACCCCACTGCTGGCGAGCCGGACACCGAGTCGCTGGAGTGGGACGTGAGATCGGACGAGATGGATTGGTCGCCGGGTTCGGACGCTTTCGACTGGAGCCTGTCGGCGAATCTTCCTGAATGGAGCGTGAAGCTATGACGGTCATCAGCGCCACACAGAAACCGGTTATGCACGCGGGCGAGACCCGCAACTGCGCGGTCAGTTTCGATGACGTGCTGGAGGGAACACCCGACGAGACGATCACCGGGACGCCGACGATCACAGTGACCGGCATGACCGTCACCAACATTGCCGTGACGACTGGCTCGCGCACCATCAACGGAAAGTCTGTGGCTGCCGGGAAGGCTGTGACGTTCGCGATGAGCGGGGGCACGGCGGGCAACGACTACGCCCTGACCGTGACCGTGACGACAACCAGCACCCCGTCCCAGACGATCATCCGGGTGCTGCCATTGTGGGTCTATGATTCATAGGGATGGACTACGTTGAGGCTAGAGGTCTGATCAACGACGGCGACGTGCTAGCGTTCCGTGGCACGCGGTTGTTCTCGAAGCTGATCAAGCTCTGGACTAGGAGCCGGGTCAGCCATGTCGGAATTGCCTGCTGGATGCACGGTCGCCTGACGGTGATCGAGGCACTGGAGCCGGGAGGCGTGCGAGTCTACCCGCTCAGTCGCTACGTCGGGCGTGGCTGCGAGGTCGACTGGTATCAGGTGGACCAAGCCACCAGGGACGTGCTGGCTCACGGGGCACTGGACCGTCGTGCGGTTGTGGCGTTTGCGTTGTCGAAATGGGGGCTGCGGTACGCCAGCCCGTGGCAGTTCCTCCGCTCCTGGGGTTGGCTTTCGCGCAGGATAGCCGAGTGGCGTGGTCTGCCGGTCGATACGAACCCCGACAGGTTCTTCTGCTCCGAGCTGGCACTGGATGCTCTGCGTGCTGGCGGATACAAGGGCGAGGGTTACGACAAGCCATCCGCCGAGACATCCCCCGCCGATGTGATCGAGCTGCCGTGCT